AACGTTTAACTGGATGATCATGCTCAAGCTGACTAATCTTTTTAATCTTTTTAAGAGGATCAGAATTAAATGTTACTGCTTCAGATTTAAACTGTTCTGTATTAACTTCTTTTGTATCTTTTGTATGTGTATTTGCTACAAACTTCTCAGTAATATAATCGTTGAATAGTAATGGATCAACTGTTTTAAGAAAGAAATTAAAACTTTGGCTTGCACCACAATTATGGCAATAATAGGAAAACTTATTATCTCTTTCAAGCAACCAGCCACGAGCCTTAGAACGATTCTTAGTCGAGTCACCACAGATCGGGCAACGAAAGTTGATTTTATAAGGATTTGTATGCTTAATTTTGAAATGCTCAAGACGCCCAGAAAGCATCTGAGCGTATTGGATGTCAATAAATTCTGCCATAATAAAGATTTCTCACAAAGTTTGTACGTATGTACAATTATATCACAAAAGTACTAAGATGTACACATAAAGTTACATCGAATTAGTACATTATACACTATTGTGGTAGTGTTGTCAACATTAAAATAGACCTGACCACTTAATATTTGCTGCTATAGCCAGCACAATAGCGCCTATGCCCATCATATACCATTTCCAGTATTCTAAAGTTTTAATGCGTTCATCTACTTTTTCAAGTCTAGCATCTAAAGAACCATTCATTTTTGCCAACTGCGTCATTATTTCTTCGTTGCGTTCTTTACGATTTTGCTGGCTTTCTTTTGCAAGTTTTTCATGATCGTTATAAGCAGCTTTGCGGGTTTCTTCTAGTCTTTCACCGAGCAATTGTGAACGTGTAATATCATCTGCTTTGTGCTCTGACATTTTTAATTCTAAACTTTGTAACTTCTCAGCGGTATTTTTAAGGATTTCTCCTTGAACAGCAACCTTTTGAGACATGTCTGCCATAGCAGTTAAAGCGGCGTCAAATTTAGTAAAAAACCTTTCGATTTGTTTTAAGTCTTTTTGTATAAGTGCCACGTCAGTTTTTAAATTTACATCTTGCTCAGCCATTACTGATTCTCCGTTTGTATAAAAAAAGCCTTGCAAACTATTCACAAGGCTCTAATATATGTTATATTTATTTAATTTGGTTTAACTGGCTCTGGATTAACTGGTTTAAACGCGTCCTGGTATAAAATTATAACTCTGTTTTGTTGTCTCATGTATGCTCTAATGTCACTTAAATTTAAAGCAGTATCTTCATATCCTTTTGCAGTTAATGCAAATAAAACCTTTTCGTCTTTTAATTTTGCAAAAACTTCTGCAGCGTTTTCAGGCGTAATAATAATAAACTTGATGTCTCTTAAAGAGAGTACATCCGGTTTTGGTACTATCGGCGCAGTTGGAGTAACGTACTCAGTTTTTGTTACTATTTTGGCTGGTGGTACTATCGGCTTTGACGAGCACGCCGCGAGCGACAAGATCATCATAAACCCAAGTACAAGCACTGTTAAACGATTTAGCATCTTTTGCAGTCCTCTCATTTTGTGTCAATGGTGCGCCAGACTCTAATTCAAAACATCGAAATGCTTTTTCTGTCGCAGTGTTAATAATTTTTTCTACTAGACCGGGTTTAGCAGCGGCTAATACACCAAGATCGTGCTTACCTAATTTTTCTTTAAGCTGACTATTTTGGGCACGTATTTCGCCAAAGCTTTCTTGCGCTTTATCGTATTCTTGTCTTTTACGTTCAAAATCTGCTTTTATTCTAGCAATAGCATCTACGTTAGATCTATTTACTTCTTCTAACTGGTTAACATTTGCCGTTAACGTAGCATTGTATTCTGTCAAGGTTTCAATTTTAGCTTGGGTGGATTTATAGTATGCTGCCATACCTCCACCCAAGGCTACCAAAAGTATTCCTACATAAACAAACGTTGGCATAATATATTAGACTAGATTACTTGTCTTCATCCTCGTCTTCTTCGTCCTCATCCTCGTCCTCATCCTCGTCCTCATCCTCGTCTTCCGTGTCGTCATCTTCCATATCTTCATCATCTTCTTTTTTACCTTTTGCTTCAAGCACATCCATGTATTCTGCTTCAAGGCGAGCTTGGATGCGAGTTTGAATTTCGGCTTCAAACGCTTCTTTCATTTCTAGTGGGCGACCCGCAAGTGCTTCTGCAACGATTTTTTCTAAAGACATATTAATCTCCTTTAATTGATTATTTACTATTTATTATCCAAATAACTTAGCTTGTGTGGCAGGTCCTGCCACGCCGTCAGCTACAAGACCGTTAAGCTTTTGCCACTTCTTAAGTGCTGTTTGAGTTCCAAAGCCAAAGTCACCATCTGCTGCAATACCAAGAGCTTTTTGCATTTTTGCAACATCGTCACCCTTTAGACCTTGCTTAAGAGTTCTTACTTCATCTGTACCACTAACAGCTGAAACTACAGCAGATACTACTGATTTTACTACAGATGCGCCAACGGCTCCACCAATAATAGATTTAGCAGCAGCGTAACGCTTATTTCTGTCTTCTAAGCCAATTGTACCGCCATTAATCTTTTTTGTTAACCCAAGGTTATCATCGGCATCGGCAAATTTTTCTAACTTGTTTGTAGCCCAGAACCAGCAAGCAGATTCGAAAGCGCCTTTTGGTGTAGCTACATAGTCTGCTGCTTCGTCTGCAGACATACCAACGCTTTTTCCAAATGCTGTATAGTTGTTACGACCAGTTAATTGCTTGATGCCACGACCGCGGAATTTCCAGCCATCGCCTGGATTAACGTTACCCATTGCACCTTGCTTAGATCTAAATTCATCTTGATAAACGTAGTTTGCAATTTTTTCTGGGTTACGAGCGTACTCTTTAGCGTTTCTTGCAGTTGGTCCAAAATAACGACCAAACACTTTGTTAAGTGAATCTTCGCTATAATTAAGATTTTCTTCCAACATGGTAAAGTCAGCAGATTCGTGGCCACACTGTGCCATAAATGCTGCAATACGGTTTGGTGTTTTAATATCATATTTTTCAAACAAGTCGCAGGCCGCGTCATACCACGGACCAGGATTTTTGTTTTTTGCAATCATTGCACTGAATTGTTCTAATGTAATCATATTTTTCCTCCAATTATATCTCTTAATCTTTTCTTTTTAGAAGACTTATTTTGTGAAGTCCACTTGCTTTGGGCTGATTTAGAAAAAGCTGATCCATCCATGCCGGCTATATTACCACTGCCAACACTATTTACAGGTTCTTCGTCTAATTCAGGTTTTACGTTAATATTGTTGTTGACATTTTCTGCAATCAATATATAATCGACATATCGGTCGTTAAATATAGATAGTGACTCATCTAATTGCTCTTCAGTAATATCTTCGGTTAGTAGAGAATCTGATGTGAAATGATTCCACTCTCTAATCAAATACAGAGCAGCAGCATAAGATGCAATCTTAGAACTACCACCAGGTACCTTAGCTAATAGCTTCTTAAGATTAGCAACCATAACATCAAAGGTACCCCAAGAGCTTCTTTGTATACTACTACGATCGTTTTTCTTTACAAGTATCTTTCCATCTTTATCAATTACACCTTGCTTGTAAGCGTCCCAGCTTTCGAAGGGCGTGGCAAGCCTACGTATAAATTGATAAACTAAAAACAGATCGACGATCATTCGTCATATTCCTTTGAGTTTTTCAGCGACATAATCGTCTGAAACTATATTGTCTGCACTTAGTACAACATCGTCATATTGTATAATGTAAGGCATAAAATTTAAATATTCTACAAACGGTTTTAAACACTCGTGAAATTCATGTAACTTCATGAATAACATATTGGTTGCTTCCGGCCCAAAAACATTATATATGATAATCAAGTGATTGAGAATCAGCCTTTCTTTTAGCTCGTCATCTTGTCTGTACCTACCAAAAAGTTTACGCAGGTACTGAAATCGCTTTAAATCCTCTTCAAATTCTGATACGTCAGAACACTGAGGATTATCATAATGTTTTGATGCAAACAGTAGAAAGGTTGATTCTTTCAATATCATTACTATAATCTAATGATTAACTGTCTGCTACAGTAGTATCTTCAATTTCGGTATTACTTCCAATACCGTCATCGCCTGCATCAGCAGCCGATACTTTCATTACTACAAGTGATTCTGTTTTATGACGAGTATTACCTAAAGCATCTGTATACGTATGATATAGATTCCAACCCGGAGTCTTAAGACCCTTTGCACGGTTAGTTGCTACACCAGCTTCTGTCAAGTCAACAAATACCGCGTTATCAATATCGTGTGATTTGTTAGTATTATTTGCATCGTCTTCTAACCATTTTGGTACGCTAGCTAAAGCGTCTGTTTTTCCCCATAGTGCCATTTGATTTCTCCTTTAAAGGCTTTTTATTATTCTATTTATCTTTTACTTGCGGCTTCTTTTGCTTTACGCAAACGATCCTGGGCAGCTCTGATTCTCTCACGGTCTGCATTCTTTTTTTCTAAAGTAGATGCTTTCTTTTCAGCAGCATCTGCTCTTCCAGAAGTGGTCATTCTGTTAATTGCTCGACCGGCTAAACGAGTAGCTCCAACCGCAGCCTTCGCACCAAGTTTAAAAGCACCGCCAATAGCAGCACCGATTAACTCGTTTAATTCTGCTTCAGTCATATTCTCTAGTTGTTCTAGAGTAATATTGTTTTCGTTAATGTATTGAGCAGCTAAGTCATTAATTTCTGATTCGTCAAGATCAACACTTTCTTTCTTAGGAGTCTTTGATACTCTAGGATCGTTCTTCTTTAGTTCTGCGTGTGTCTTCCAATAATCTAGTGATGCTTTTTTATTAGCAGCTGCAAGAAATGCGGCTTTTTCAGCAGGTGTAAACTCTTCGTTCTTATTAGCTTTATCAGCCATACGGCCTGAAGCAGAAGCAATACCATCTGAACGCTTAATAGCTTTATTAAGACTCTTCTTGTCTTTTTGCTGATCACCGTATTTGCCATGATCTACGGCATGCATACCCATGTTGCCGGTAGCTTTCTTAACATATCTGTGCAATAGGTTTGGTGAAAGCTCGTCAAGTTGTTCTACTGATTCTGCCAGTTCAGAGCCTTTCTTTGGAACTCTGTGATAAGTATTTGTTCTAGTGTGGTGTAAAATATAGTCGTTAGCTTCAATCTTGTGTACTTTACCGACTGTTTCGGCAGTTTTATTTTTGTTATAAACAACAGTATCGCCAACTTTGATAGCAGATTCTTTAAGTTTCTTTTCTGCTTTATCGATACCCTTTGAGCGATTAGCATATTCGCGATCATCTTTAGGAATTGATAGTTCAGCCTTATGCTTATACGAACCTAAAGTTTCTTTTGATAATTCTTGCAGCTCAGTTTCTTCTTTTACAAGCGGTTTGCGCCATTCTTTATGACCATGATATCTATCTAGATGGCGCGCTAAAGATTCTTTGTCTGAAGTAGAGGCTTTTTTGTGGTAGTATGCTTTTTTTACAGTATCTACGCCGTAAGCTTTTGGATTACCAGCAATTTCACTAGGATCAACTGCTTCATCTAGTTGCTCAACATCTTCTTTAACAGATTTATATTTTCCATTAGATTGTTTTATTAAAGTGTGTGATTTTCCAGAAATATCTTTTCTCTTCATCATTGCTGGACCATGACTTGCTGCGTCATATGCGACAGCTGGTCCAAAATGTTTTTGTAAAGAGTTAATATCGTGTTCATCTTTATTTTCTTTAACGGATTTACCAGCTGCTGGATTACCATAAGATGCTTGACGTTTTTTAGCCAAATCAATCTTATCTTTAAGTTTTTTAGCAAGCTCTGGATCTTTCTTTAACATCCATCCGGGTTGATAACCCTTGCCGCTTTCTTCGATATCAAGAGTCTTAGGATAACCTTCTTCGCCTGGTTTAGCCGGACGCTCTCCACGCTTTCTTTTAGCGTGAATATTAGCCCATAGACCAGGTTTGCCTTTACCTTCGTCCAATTCTGGCATATCACTGATATACTTCTTAAAACTTTGCATTTTACGCTTTCGTGTTTATTATTGTTTTACTAACGATATTTATAAAAAGATTACCACTTTTCTTTATCTGCCCAATAAGCAGCACTCATCTTACCCTTGGCAATATTTTTACCGTGACGGGCTTTAAAAGATTTGCGCTTTGCTTTCATCTTGGCTGATTCACCTGGTTTAGGATCGCCAGCAGTAGAAGCACCTTGTTCACCAAAGCGAATAGTTTTAATTTTGTCACCATCTTTTGCTACAACAATATGACTTTTTGTTGGATGGCCCGGTGTTCTTTTAGCTTTATTAAAACCTTCTACACCAGCATTAGCAAGGCGAGAGTCTTTTTCTTCGTATATTTCTTCTATTAGTTGTCTAAATGTTTTCACATTAACCTCCAAATTCGTGACCGGCAACTCTTCTCATTTGGTTATTAAACTCGGCTTGTGATGGCTTTTCTTTATATAGTTTAATAGAAATTTCTGGACGTTCTTTGCCTTTAATACGCCAGTTGTAACCTTTTTCTTTAT